GAGAAGCCCGTCTCTACTAATCCTATATCCCATAAGGGTTTGCGCGAACTGGCCGGAACTGGCCGCTATCAGCCGAGACTAGAAACGACTACGCACAGTGGGCACGATTCACGCGCTACGGAAATAGCAGAATTTGCCGAGAGGGTTTTAGGCACCCCGCTAATGAATTGGCAAAAGCATTGTTTAGAGGGTTTAACTAGTTTTGATGATGAGGGCAAATGGTTGCACCGTATTGGTTTAATTTCGGTGGCTAGACAAAATGGCAAAAGTCTTTTATCGTCTGCCGTCATTGGGCATTGGCTAACCAAAGAAACTGAACTACGCGGGCAACCGCAGACGGTTATTAGCGTTAGTCATAAATTGGATTTAACGGCCGCGCAATTCAATTACCTAGCCCCAATCCTTGAAGCCAAGTTTGGTGCCGAAGTTTCATGGTCTTATGGCCGGCAAAAGGTAACTATGCCTAATGGCAGCGTTTGGCACATTCGCGCCGCTACTCCGGCAGCCGGTCACGGTTACAGTTGCGACCTAATCACGGCAGACGAAGTATGGCAAATTTCAGAGGCCGCCATAGACGACGGTTTACTACCGTCTCAACGCGCCCGGCGTAACCCTCTTTGTTTGCTTGTGTCCACGGCGGGTACGCAAGAGAGTACGGCCCTTTTGCGTTGGCGTGACCAAGGTTTAAAAGCAATAGACACAGGCGAAAAAACTAACCTGTATTTTGCCGAATTTAGCCCACCGCCAACACTTGACCCTATGACGGTTGAGGCTTGGGAATACGCTAACCCCGCGTTAGAGGGCGGGCTAATTGAATTGGACGTAATCCAAGGCGAAGCCCAAGGCCCGAATCGCAGCGCGTTTCTACGTGCGTCCGTAAACCTTTGGCAGGCAGTTTCTAACGGTTGGTTAGCACCCGGCTTGTTTGAGGCTTTAAGCACAGACGAAAAGGCACCGCCCGGCGGAGTGTTAGCCGTTGAAATGGCGTTAGACGAAAGCACCTATACAGCCGTGCGCGCCGTCCAAATAGATAATAAAACCCATGTTGTTTTGGCGTTTGTGGCCGAAACCGTTACCGAACTTTGGGAAAAGGTAGAGCAGCAAGTAGCCGAAAACCCCAATTTACGTTTGGCTATTGTGCCTGTTTTAGAAAACTCTTGCCCGTTGAAATATGAGGGTAGGCGCGTAATTGTTGGTTACAAAGAGTTATTGAAATGGACTAGCGCGGTTAGGGCAATGATTTTGGAAAGCAAACTAACGCACAATAACCAACAGTTACTAAATAGCCATGTAGAACGGGCTGTACTGATACGCGAAAAAAACGGTATAACGGTTAGCAGTTTGAGAAGCCCCGGGCCTATTGAGGCTTGCCGGTGCATGATTTGGGCAGCCGCGTTGGCGTCACGTCCACAAGCCATAGGTAAACCGTTCATTGTTAGCGTTAACCGCTAAAGTTGTTTTGGCATTAGTCGGCTTGCTTTCCGTCGGGGATTGCACGGCGCCGGCTAGTGCCACCCAAAACCCCGAGATTGTGACACAATAAACTTATGGCAATTTTTACTAAGAAACCCGAACCTACAAAGGTTGTTAAAGCCGCTGCCGGCAGCAACGCGGGCGCGTCACAAATTGGCAACTTTTACGCCTATTCAGATGGTGTTATGCGTAGCCGTTTTATGCAAGTGCCTACTATCTCGCGTGCACGTGACCTTATGGCAAGTGTTATTGGTTGTTTGCCGTTGGTGATGTACAAAGAAATGTGGAACGGCGACGAAATGGAAAAGGTGCCGGAAGCGCCGCGTAGTTGGTTGCGTCGTATTGACAAAGGCGTTACAAATAACTTTATTTTAAGTTTTACGTTTGATGACCTATTATTTTATGGACGTGCGTTTTGGTACATTACAGAACGAACAGCCGACGGCTACCCGTCAGCGTTTACACGTTTGCCCGCCGCGATTGTTACAACACAAGACCAAAATCAAGCGTCCGGCGTATGGTTTGGCCCGTCTAAACAAATTTTGTTTCAGGGTTTACCTATTCGTTGGGAAGATTGCGTACAGTTTTTAAGCCCTATTCAGGGCCTTATTTACACCGGTGCAACGTCAGTAGATACCGCGCTTAAGTTGGAACAGGCCCGTAACCGCAACGCCATGAGTTTGCAACCGGCTTTAACGCTTAGGCAAGTTGGTGGCGAACCTATGTCACCACAAGAATTGCGCGACCTTGCAGCCGCTTACGACGAAGCGCGTTACTCAAATGCCACTAGTGCTATTAACGAATTTGTAGAGGTAATCCCAAATACTGCAACACCGGACAAAATGCTACTTATTGACGCTGCAGAATACCAAAGTAAAGAAATTGCCCGTCTCGCCAACGTACCCGCGTACCTCGTTTCCGTGAGCATTGGAAATTACAGTTATGTTTCAAGTAGCGAAGCGTCGCGAGACCTTTACACGTTTGGCGTAAAACCGTACATTGACTGCATACAAGAAACCCTTAGCGCGGATAACGTGCTACCACGTGGCACCGGTGTTATGTTTGATATTGAAAGTTATTTATCAAACGAATACAACACCAACGTAGAAGTACAAGAAACGCCCGAAGAATTGAGGCAAAGTAATGCTTAGATTAACCCCACAAGAGTTGAAGATTGACGCCGCGCAAGGTGACGCGCTGCCACGTCGTACCCTTGCCGGCGTCGCCATTGAATACGGCGTAGACGCGGTAGTGAGTGACGGGCAGAAAGTGCGCTTTGAAAAAGGCGCGCTACCACTAGAGGGCAAAAACCCCAAAATGTACCTCTACCACGACAGTACGCAGCCTATTGGCGTCGTTTTCAGTAGGACTGAAGTAGACAACTACGTAATGTTTGAGGCCAAAATTAGCGAAACCATGCTAGGCAATGAGTCTTTGCAATTAGCCATGGACGGCGTTTTAGATAGCCTTAGCGTTGGTGTAACCCCGGAAGAATTTAGTTTTGATGAGGCCGGCACCATGGTAGTTACCAAGGCGTCGTGGCAGGAATTGTCATTACTCCCATATGGCGCGTTTGAGGCTGCCAAAGTAGAACGGGTGGCCGCGAGTATCCACCAAAACGAAAACGAAGTAGAGTTAAATGTAGAACAGGACACAGAAAAGGAAGTAACCGATATGTCAAACCCAGTAGAAACCCCTGCAGTAGTTGAGGCTTCAACAGTACAAACCATTTATGCGCAGCCGCGTAAATTGCGTTTGCCTAGCACCTCTGAATACATTGCAAGTTATGTTCGCGGCGGTGCAGATTTCGCACAACTAAACGCAAACATTAACGCGGCACGTATTGAGGCAGCGCCGGGCGTTGCACCTTATATTAATACTGAAAGTACGCCAGGAATTTTGCCAGAAATCATAACCGGCAGCACGTACGATTCGCTTAACCCAATCAGACCGTTTGTGTCGGCTATCGGTACACGCGCAATGCCTACCGCAGGCGCAACTTTCCGCCGTCCAAAAATTACGACCCGCCCGGTAGTAACACAGCAGGCAGCACAGTTTGACCCGCTTAATGCTTCAACCGTTGTGGTTTCAAATAACGACATTTCAAAACTAAGTTTCGGTACATACGTCACCGTTTCGGAACAGGATTTGGACTGGTCAGACCCAAGCAGCATTGACATTATTCTTAATCAGTTGGCGATTGCCTACGGTCAAGCAACCGACAACTACGCGGTAGATACTTGTCATGCAGCAATTACACAAACCGCAAGCGTTGCCGACACCGCAGTAGGTGCCGACTGGGTTGCAGCAATTTACGACGGCGCACGCCAAATTTCCGAAACATCTAACTACTTGCCTACCCATATGGTTGTAACGCCTGCCAGTTGGCAAGCCCTTGCTTCGTCTGTAGACGACCAAAATCGTCCGGTATTTCCGTACACGGGTGCACCTAACCTCATGGGCCAAAACGCAGCCGGTACGTCGTCTGCAACTTCATGGAACGGCAACCCGCTTGGGTTGGTGTTGGTTGTTGACAAGCACGCGCCCGGCTCTTTTATGGGCCACGCTGCAGGCCCTGCCGCAGGTTTTGAATTCTACGAACAGCAAAAAGGCGCTATCAGCGTTGAAGTACCTGCAACTATGGGCCGTACGATTGCTTTCCGTGGTTACGCTGCAGCCTTTATGGCAGACGCAACCAAGTTTGTAAAATTCGTCTGATAACCGAAAGGTAGGCCTTTATGGCCGTCTATTCGGTCACACAAAAGTATCTAACCGACAATTACGCGGTTGTAGTACTACTAACCAACGCCGACCCTTTAGAGGTTGGCCAGTCCGTAACTATTGCGGGTGTTGACGCGACCTTTAACGGTACCTATACCGTGGTTGCGTTACCGCAGTATTATTTTACTGGCGTAGACGACCAAGGTTTCTTTCACTACGACATTCAAACACCTATAGCAAACCAAGTTTTATTTGCTAAGACTGCAGACAATGTAAACGTGGTGGCCGCTGCCGGAAGTTTGACTACTACCCCTACGTGCACTTGGGTAACAACAGATTCACAAGTAGAGGATTGGTTAGGCATTGGTACCGCTACTGCAGCCGACCAAACCTTCATAACCCAATGCCGTTTGAGTGCTAACGAATTTGCATACAGGCGTAGGCGTGAGGCGGGCTACCGCAATGAAAGCCTTAGCACCGTACCTAATTCGTCTGTATTGTTGGGAACTATTGCCTATGCGGGTTTCTTGTATAGGCAGCGCGGTGCGGTTACAGACTTTGCCAGTTTTGACGGATTAGCCGCCGGTGGAAGCATGGGCCTTAGTCCAATGATTAAACAACTCTTAGGCGTAGATAGGCCGGCGGTTGCGTAGTGCCTGTTGCATACACCGACCTATTTAACAAGGCCTTAGACGACCTTACAGCCACGTTACAAACCGTTACAGGGCTTCAGGTAGTCAACGACCCGCGTAACCTTGTGCCGCCTTGTGCGTTTATTGACGCGCCGTCGTTTGTGGCATGGAACTACAACATAGTTAAAATTACTTTCCCCGTACGCCTCATAACCCTAGGCCCCGGCAACTTGGACGCCCAACGTAGCCTTATGAACATGGCCGCCAAAGTCCTAGGTAAAAACGTCGCTGTAACAGACGGACGCCCAACTATTGCCATAATCGGCGGTAGCGAAATGGCCGCCTATGATTTAACAATAGAAATGCAAGCCCAAACAAGTTAGGACGTTATGTACATTATTAAAAGCCCGCGCCTAGGTGTTGTTGGTACAGAATTTGTACCCAAGCCGGGTATACAGGTTGCCGGCCTTATTTGGGGCGGTTTCATTATTGAAGTCGCAGACAAAGCAACAGACGAAGTAAACGACGAAGTATCCACACCGGCACCTAAAAAAAGTGCTAAAAATAAGAAAGCAACGAAAGAGGATTAAACACTATGGCTACAAGCACTTACCTTTCCAACCCAGTAGTAACCGTTAACGCGGTAGACCTTTCAGACCAATGCACGGCGGCAGTATTTACGCAGCGCTATGACCAACTGGAAAACACCACCTTTGGCAAAACAGCACGTACCTACCAGTCGGGCCTTGGCAACCATGAAGTAACCCTTACCCTTTACCAGTCGTACGCAGTTTCCGAAACTTTCGCGACATTGGAAAACGTAGTAGGCGGATTGGTAACCGTAATTGTTAAGCCTGCAGTCGGTGCAGATAGCGCAACAAACCCGGGCTTTACCCTTACTGGCGCATTGCTAGCAGAATTTCCCGTAATTAACGCAACCATGGGCGAATTGTCAACTATTGACGTAACATTCGTTGGCGGCGTTTACACCGCAGACGTAACAGCATAACTAGCGCCGAATAATCGGCCCGACACGAAAGAGGCAAGTAATGCAATTAACGCTACAAGTAACCAACCAAGACGGCGCGTACCAAGTAAGCACCAACCTCTTTACGGTTGTGTTGTGGGAACGTCGTTTTAAACGCAAAGCCGCCGATATGGCTAACGGCATTGGTGTAGAGGATTTGCTATTTCTAGCATGGGAAGCAAGCAAACAAAATAAAATAGTTGTACCCGCCGATTTTGACACCTACTGCAGACAAGTAACCAATGTAGAGGTTGTGGAACAAGAGGCCTCAAACCCTACCCAAGCGGCACCTACCGACGACAACTAGCAGAACTGCTAGTAGCAACAGGTTGGGCGCCGCATTGGTACTCACAAGCGTTTGACACACAAGACCTTTTAACGGTGGCTAAAGTTTTAGGAGAGAAAAACAAAAGGTAACCGTTATGGCGCAACCAATTTACGAAGTTAAAGGTATTCAAGAAACCTTGGCAGCGCTTAACAAAATAGACCCGACATACCGGCGCGACGTGACCAAACGTATTAGCCGTGCCGGTGAACCAATGGTGCAAGAAGCCCGTCAAATGATTACAACCATTGTGGGCGTAAAGGGTGCCCCGCTTTCCGGTATGCGCCGCGGCAGCCTTATTAAAGGCAAAGAAATTACTTGGCGTACAGACGCCGTACAAAAGGGTTTCAAAATAAAAGTAGGCGTACGCGCAAGCAAAGAACGGTACGTAAACTTTGCGCGGTTTACAGACGGTGTACAGACACACACAGAGCAAGTACCGTTTGGTTCTAAGCCTTACAAACTTATGGTTATGCAACAGGCAGACGCCGCAGGTGCTATCTATGACCATGCCGGGCGTCGTGGCAGTAGCAAATTTATTACCAACCTAAACGCAGACGGCGGCGGAGAGCAACCCCGCGTAATTGACAAGGCCGTAGAGAATAACAAGCCCGCCGTACAAAGCGTTGTACAGTCAGTTATCGCAGACGTTGAAAAGAAAACAAACCGCACGTTAAAGAAAAGGTACAAGTAATGGCTATAAATATCCCAATTATTACGACGTTTAGTGATAGTGGGTTAGCCGCCGCAAACAAGAAAATTAGCGCGTTTGGTAAAGAATTCCCCGGTATCGGTCTTGCCATTGCCGGTGTTACCGCAGCCATTGGCGCTGTTGGTGCTGCCGCATATTCAGCCGTTCAAAAGGCCTCAAACCTAAACGAACAGATAAGCAAAGCCGGCGTAATTTTCGGGGAGTCAAGTAAAGAAGTAGAAAACTTTGCCCGAACCGCTAACCGCACGTTAGGTCTTTCAACTACAGCCGCGCTAAACGCCGCTACAACCTTTGCCACGTTTGGTAAGGCAGCCGGACTAGCAGGCCGTGACCTTGTAGATTTCTCTACCGACTTTGTAACCCTTGCGTCGGACTTGGCGTCGTTTAACAATACAAGTGTTGACCAAGCCATTAACGCTATTGGGGCCGCGCTACGTGGCGAAAGCGAACCGCTACGCGCTTACGGTGTTTTGCTTAACGACGCAACGCTAAAAGCCGAGGCAATGGAATTGGGCATATATTCCGGCACCGGTGCACTAGGTCAACAGGCCAAGATTTTGGCAGCGCAAAGCGCCATTTACAAACAAACCGGAGACGCCCAAGGCGACTTTGGACGCACAAGCAAAGGGTTAGCCAACCAACAAAAGATACTTAGCGCAACATTGGAAAACGTCCAAACCAATTTGGGTATGGCGCTATTGCCTTTGTTTATTAAGGTTGTACGTTTTTTTAACGAAAAGGTCACGCCCGCCATTGAGGAAGTCGCTAACGCGTTTGGCGAACAGGGCCTAGTTTTCGGTATACAGGTAGCGCTTTCCAAAATGGGTGAAGCCGGCCCAATCATTGGAAACTTCTTTAAAGCCTTTTCCGTTGCAGTTGCCAACACAGTAAACGTAATTTACAAACTTGTTAAAGCATTAGAAGCCGTTTTCTATTTTTCTACCGGGCAATTTAGTAAAGGTATTTCAGCAACAAAAGCCGCGTTTGACAACCTCATAGACGTAGACAAACTTAAAGGCCAGTTTGACGGCTTCATTAACGGCATTGCCTTAGTGGACGAAAAACTAGCCAATAACGCCTACTTTGCAGAATTGGCCACACTCAACACAGAGAAACTAGGCAAGGTTGCCGCGGCGGCAGCGCCCGAAGTTGAAAAGGTTGGCGACGCTGCAGGCGGTGCAGCAAAGAAAGTAAGCGAACTATACGACACAATTAAAGACAAACTAACAACCGCATTGGACGAGGCTAAAGGCCAGTTGAAAGACGCGCAAGAAGCCTTTACCGAGTTTGGTAAAACCGTTTCCGACGGCATTAAAGCCGGGTTTAGTTTTGCCGACGCTAAAGAAGCGGGCACCGAAACGGGCGGCGGTTTTCTAGCAGGATTGCGCGACCAAGTAGCCGGGGTAAAACAATACGCAACCAACGTAGACCTATTGCTACAACGTGGCCTTAGTGAACAAGCCCTAAGTGAAGTACTTAACGCAGGCGCGGAAGCGGGCGCCGCTATTGCAGCCGAACTAGTTGCAGGCGGCCAAGACGCGATAACAGGCCCGGACGGCATTAACGCGCTTGTAGCCACCGTAGACGCGGTAGCAGACAAACTAGGTTTAGATACCGCAGGGCGTTTCTACCAAGCCGGTGTAGACCAAGGTACCGCGCTAGTTTCAGGACTTGAAAGCGTGCTAGCCAAATACGAACAGATACTTAAAAACCCGAACCTAAGCACCAAACGCTTACAAGGCTTGTTAGAGCAAGCACAAACTGACATTGCCTTTACACAAATTACGGCAGGTCAAACGATTGCAGCGCCGGCACCAACTCAAGCAAGCATTGCCAACGTTAAAAACGCAAGCACCGCTAAAGGTGGAAATAGTTACACCGTGAACGTAAGCGGCGGTATGGCAACTAGCGCCGAAATTGGACGGGTAACAACTAACGGCCTTAAAGCGTTTGCACGCCAAAACGGCCCGTTAGATATTCCGGTAGTTGGGTTTAGATAATGCCCGGTAGCGCGATTGTTCAGGCCGGCAACTATTCCCTACTGATTGATACAGGGTACGACGTCGGAAGTTTTGAACTAGATAGCGCTATTAAAGGTTTATTGGACGGCGTATACCCGTTGGGGCCTACAACAGACTTTGCCGACGTAACCGAAAGCGTTACCCAAATAAGCGTACGCAGAGGCCGACAAGACATAGGCGACCAATTTGCAGCCGGCACCATGACCTTTACCATTAACGACGTAGACGGCATTTTTAACCCGTTTGATGATACAAGCCCGTTTTACAACACACCGGAAGCCTTGCCGGGTTTGTCGCCTTTGCGGGCCGTTGAGTTAATCCGCTACAGCGAAACCGACGTACCCGAGTATTTGTACCGTGGCAAAATTGTTAACTACGACTACAACTTTGCCTTAGACGGCATAGATACCGTAACCGTTTATTGTTCGGACAATTTCTATTTGCTTAGCCAAACCTATATGGACGAATTAAACGTAGGTGTAGAAACGTCCGGAGAACGTATAGAAACCGTTTTAAGCCTGCCCGAAGTTGACTACCCAACGGGTGCAGCGCGAAACATTGACATAGGCACCGTAGACCTAGGCCACGACGCCGCCTACACCGTGCCGGCAGGTACCAACGTCCTAAGTTACCTAAGCCAAATAAACGAAACCGCAGAATTTGGGCGCCTCTTTATGTCACGCGCCGGGGTACTTACCTTTACGCCGCGCATATCTACAACCCTTTCCGGCAGCGTTGCCGACTTCCACGACGACGGCACACAAATACCTTTTGATAATCTAGGCATTACCTTTGAAGCCGACTCCGTGACCAATAGAACCTTGGTACAAAACCTTGGCGAATCCATAGCAACAGCCGACGACGTGGCAAGTCAATCCTTGTTTTTTATTCAAACCAACAGCATTACTAGCAGCCTGTTAGACGACACAGAACTAGCAGCCGCGGCAACCTACCTTTTAGACCCATACCCGGAAGCCCGATACAACAGCGTAGAAACCGTATTTGGCGCATTGACGGACGCCCAACGCGACACAGTAGCCGTAATAGATATTTCGGACACAATAACCATAGAAAAGACTTTTGTTACCGGCGCGACTACCACGGTACTTGCCCAAGAATTAAGCGTAGAGGGCATAGAGCATGAAATAACTCTTACCGGGCATAGGGTACGTTTGTTTACAAGCCCTACAACCATTGTTTACGAACTGATTTTAGACGACTTACTATATGGCACAATTTCAACAACAAATGTTTTAGGATAAGAGGCACTATGGCTATTCAAGATTTCACCGCAGGGCAAATACTTACAGCGGCCCAAATGGACGCGCTGCAGGCAAACGACTACAACCAAACAGTAAGTACTAAAACCGATAGTTACGTTTTAGTGGCAGCCGACAAAGGCACACGCGTTGTAATGAATGCGTCAACCGCTAAAACCTTTACCGTTAATAGCGGTTTATTTGCTGCAGGTGACACACTTTTCTTACAAAACATTGGCGCCGGCACCGCAACAGTTACCGCCGGTACTTGCACCGTGACTACTGCCGGTTCGTTAGCGTTGGCACAATGGGGGGGTGGCACGCTTTACTTTACTAGTGCTAGTGCTGCAATTTTTTTTAGCGGTGGTGGTGCCAATTACGGCACCGCAACAGGTGGTACTTCTTCAAGCATTACGGTTGGCGGCATAAATTACACGCTATTAACTTTTACAAGCGACGGCACGCTAACGGTAACTAAATCAGGTTTGTTTGATGTTTTGTTAGTTGCTGGCGGTGGTGGCGGTGGCGAGAATTATGATGGCGGGCAAGGTGGTGGCGGTGGTGCTGGTCAGTATGTAATTAAAACTAATTATTTTGAGGCTGCCTCTTTGGCTGTTGATGTTGGTGCTGGCGGTGCTGGCGGGCGTGCTGGTTTCAGTTCACAAATCGGAACAGCAACTAACGGCATTACTTCGGCTGGCGGTGGCAACGGTAATTTGGCCTATAGTTTGTCTAGGGCTGGTTCGGGTGGTAGCGGTGGTGGTACTTACGCTTCAAATATTGGTTTTGCTATGGGTTTTGGTGGCAATAACGGTGGGCCCGGTTTCAGTAGTCCATTTCCCGGCGGTGGTGGTGGCGGTGCTGGTGCTGTTGGTGGCACAGGTAGCGGCGCAACTGGTGGTGCTGGCGGTGCTGGTATAGAAGTAAATACTTTTATAGGTGGAAGTAGTTTGTTTAAGGCAGCAGGCGGTGGTGGTTCTAGCACTACGGGCGGGGCAGGTGGTAGCAGTATCGGCGGTGCTGGTGCTTCAGGCGGTGGTGCTGGTGGTTCGGCTGGTGCCAACACAGGCAGCGGCGGTGGTGGTGGCGGTTCATCTTCAGGTTCAGGCGGCAGCGGCATTATTTACGTGAGGTTTCAGGTATGACCATTGAACAGTATTTCGCACAAATTGACGAAAACAATTTCGTTACATCGGTGCACGTAGTTACGCGCGAGTTTTTAGAAGCAAACCCCGAGCGTTACCCCGGCACATGGGTAGAAACATTTTTTGATAATCCAAACAAAACTTACGCCGGCTTTGGTTACATCTATAACCCAACAACCAAAGATTTTAGCCCACCGCCAACACCAACACTATTAGAATAATGAAATGGCGTTATTTACTTGCCTATACGTTGTTAGTAACCGTAGTAGTTTGGGGTTGTAGTGGGTGTACAGTTTCTAAAACAAACATTGAATACCAATGTTTTACAAAGGCCGCTTGTGAATAAAACACCGGAACAACAACACGCAGGGCTAATAGTTTTCGTTGGCCGTCTTATGGCTATTTGTTTTTCGTTTACCGTTATGGCGTTTATTTACGGCATTTTGTTTGTTGACCAACCAACCGAACAAGCACCAACAGACGCGCAACTAATTGACTTACTAAGCACGTTGCTTGTGTTTCTTACCGGCACACTTAGCGGCCTTGTTGCTTCAAATGGGCTTAAAAGCAAACCCGGCACTAATACAGAGGTTTAACCATGATTGCTAAAGCCCAACCCGGTGTTATAAACGGGCGCGATTACATAGGCAACAGCGACGGCCCCGCAACTGGCAAACGTGCCGGCACCGAGGAATTCGTTAGGCAAGCCGCCAAATGGTCTAACGGTGCTTTGTGGAATAACGGCACTTACGGCCAACGCGACGTTAAAGGCAAACCCGGTAACTTATCTGTACACGCAACAGGTCGCGCTATGGACTTGTCATACCGCAAAATGGACACTAAAGGCGTAGCAGAGGGCCGCAAGGTCTCTAAAGCGTTTATAGACGTTGTGGTAGCCAATGCAAACAAACTTGGTGTACAAATGATTATTGACTATTGGCCTAAACCGTTTGGTAGGGCTTGGCGTTGTGACCGGCAGGCGTGGAAAGCGTACGAAACTAAAACCGTTTCAGGTGCACCGGGCGGCGATTGGTGGCATATAGAACTAAGCCCGGCTATGGCAGATAATCCGGAAGCCGTTAAAACCATATTTGAAGCGGTATTTGGAGTATCCACAACCGCGTAACAATGGTTCGCTAGGGTTTTCTTTACCGACGGAAAGCCTAAACCTATGACAGACGTCCAAACGTTTAACTACGAAGTATTTGTTACTTCACTTGCAAACGGCCAAAAGGCCATGGTGCAAATTTTTAGAGACCCACAAACCAACGAAGTTCTACACGTACAACTAGCGTTTAAAAGCCCGGCTACCGGAACATGGGGAAACCCTTACCAAATGGAAGTAGCAAAATGATTGCACACAAGATAACCACAGGCGCAATAGCGCTAATTATTGGCGTTTTATTAGTTTTTAGCCCCGGTAATGCACAGGCCCCAACCGAAAATACACAGGTTGTACCGGCGTCGTTGCCACCAACCACAACTACTACCACAATGCCCGCATTGGTCACTACGTGTACGCAGGTTGCGACGTTAGCCCTAGCCGAGGGATTACCGCTTAGCGAACTAGAAACGGCTCTACGCGTCGCAGTACGCGAAAGCCGCTGCACAAGCGACGCATACAACGCAAGCGACCCAAGCGGCGGAAGTTTTGGCCTCTACCAAATTAACGGGTTTTGGTGCCGGCCTAACAGTAATTGGCCTACCGGTTGGTTACAGGCTAAAGGCGTATTGCAAACCTGTGACGACCTATACAACCCAACAACCAACACCCGCGCCATGGTTGCTATTTGGCGTAACAGCGATTGGCTACCATGGAATACAGCGAAGTAAAACAATATATAGACCCTGACAACTCACTAAGTGAAGAAAGCCGAAAAATGCTAGACCCGACACAAAACGCGTTACTAAGGCACCAAGCCGTACTAACAAACCTCATAGACGAAATATGCAGGCCTGCGCACATACCGTACAAACCTAAACACGCCGAACTAATTGCACGTCTAAAGCATTTAGCAGTAGACCTAGATTTAAGCGGCCAACAGGACGCATGGCAGGCCGTTAGCGAAGCAATAGAGGCATTGGGCGGCTAACCGTGGCAACTGTTTATTTAAGCCCGACGGAAATAACCTACGCATACGCAGTAGCAGAACTACGCCATGAAAACGCTAAAAGCAACCAACACCAAGACCGATTTAAAGGCGAATTTAAAAACACTTTGCCCGACAAAATAGGCGCATTAGGTGAATTTGCGTTAGCCAAACATTTAAACCTTTATTGGGGTTACGAACCGTACAACCCAAAAGCAAACGACGTAGGCCGTTACGAAGTACGCACAACACCACGCCCGGACGGTTGCCTACTTACCCGCGATTTTGACAAGCCGGCAATATACGTGCTAGCAACCTTAGACAAAGAAAACAAGGCAGTAATTTTGCGCGGTTGGAATACGTTGTATGAAACTATGCAAGTTGACCGGTGGGCACCGTTTATGCCGTTGCCATGTTTTAAAACTCCACAAACCTTGTTACACGCAATGAGTACGTTACCAAAAGCAATATAAACCCGACAATGAAAGACAAACCCGACGTGAGACCTTGCCCCAAATGCGGAGTAGCAACCTTTGCTTACAACGCAAACAAAACGCACAAACGTACTCTTTACTTCCACCCCGGAACCTGCAAAAAGGCGGCATACAAACATGGCATTTAACATAGACAACTACGTAGACGTACCAACACGTTTAGCGGAAGCATTGAAGCGCTACCCCGATTTACGTTC